ATCACTTGTAAAGCCTTATAAGAGCCTGTACCATCATTAGAAGCTATTGAGCCTATCTTCTTCCATTTAGCCCTAAATGTGTTGTCAGGAGTTGGCACACCATCTCCACCCCAATTAAAATCCATAAACAACTTCTCAAAGTCTGCACTATCAAAAAATGTAGAAGTCCAAGTAAACTCAGTATTTGCAAAGATTCTATTTATTAAATACTTTAACTGCATAAAAGGTCTAAATGCTTGTTCTAAAGAAGTTAATTCAGGAAAACCATAATTTGCATTGTTACCTGTTGCTCCGTTGGCTACTAACATATCGTGAGCCCAATCTACAAAAGGATATTTTAAAACATTAGTTTGACTTGCTCCATAAGCAGGTTGATTAATGGTGCTATAAGCAAAACTAGAAGTAGGTAAAGGATTTGACAAATTTAATCCTATCCCACTATCAGGTTCTTCCCAACTATTCTTAATTGTTCCTTTGTTGTATAAGTGATTTAATTCGCTAAAATCTATATCTTGAAAAGTTCTGTTTTGTAATACGTCTGCTAAAGCTATGACCTCAGAATACAAATTAACATTGTAACTTATTTCTGCTTCTTTGTCTTGTATATCTATAAGTCTTAAATAACCTTCAAAGATTATGAATCCATTTTGTTTTAATACACAAGGAGTCTTAACATAAGGATTAAAGCTGTAAACATTAATAGACTTAGTTACATCAAATAAACTTGTAAATATTTGATTGTTTCTTTTTGTTGCTGGTAGTTTGAACCCTTTAGAATATGATTGTACCTTTTCAGCTACGTTTTTAAAGTTATCTACACTAAGACTAAGTGGTATATCTTCATCTTCATATAGGTCGCATATTACTTGACCTTCATAAGTTTGTTCTGGTAAAAGACTAGCACCTAGTATTGATATGTCATCAATTCTTAAATTACTTACTATTCCTTCATATTCAATTAGTATAGTATCTCCTGTTGAATTAGCTGTAAAGTTTGTAGTAATAGTACCTGTTAAAGCAGTGGTAGAATAAGTGCTTTGTAATATGTTTCCTGTGTATGTCTTGATTCTTAATGTACCACCTATAATAGTTGCTGCTATATTTACTGTGACAGTATAAGATTGTCCTACTATTAAAGAAGATAGTTTTTGATATATTCCTGAGCGTCCTGTAGGAGATATTGAAGGAGATTTGTGTAATATTAGTTCGCCTACTGTTCCTACAGGTGGTGCACCCTCTGACGGATTTGGTATTGTAGCCCAAGAACCCCCTGTTGTTCTGTATCTAAACCAAGTATTGACTATTGTTGGGGGGCTGTTATCAATAGCATCTTGATCTGGTAAAGCTGCTGTTGTACTATATACAGTAGTTAGATTTAAATTATTAAAACTTATTCCATTAACTACATATTCATTGGTAGTTAGTTGCCTTTGAGGATATAATATTAATTGTACTGACATTATACAGATTGCGTTCTAAATGTTTTACTCTTTTCTACTTCAAAAGTGTACTGCATTAATTTGTCATTTGCTATTGTCTTTCTTGTGTAGCTTGAAGTAGTTAATCTAACAGGTGTTACATAAGTGTTAAGCATAGAAAAAGCACTATCAGTCTGATAGCCTTCTAACATATAAACTTCTGGACTATTTATTAAGTCTTCAAACCATTCTGATTCTGATTCATTTACATAATCAGTATTCATTGTTACCTTTTCTGTTGCGTTAACTCTAAAAGACCTTTTACCACCTTTAAATCCATTTAGTCTAAAAGCTGATTCATTCCACGTTCCTTCTAATTGATTGTAGGTGCTTCCTTGTGTTGATATTGTTCTGCTTGACTTTAGCGTAAAAGTGTAGTAATCCCAAGCACCCCACTGATTTAACCAAGTAAGTCTAATAGGTGCATAGTTTTTAAGGTTAGGACAATTTACGTTAATAGTATATAAAGCAGAAATAGCATCATCTGAAACATTAAATCCTTGTACTGTATAATAACCACCTTCTATTGTATTTGCTGTTACTAAACCTTGAAAGGTCGTACTCCAATTTTGTAAGTTTCCAGGAAAGCAACCAAAAAACAAGACCTTTTGTATCACACTAGAACTTGAAGATATAAAAGTTGAAACACTTTCATTGCCTAAAGAAACTCCTGCACTATTATAATAAATAAACTTCAGATAAGACAGATTATCGTTTGTAGGTAATAGTCCTACTGTTCCGTAATCATTAATATTAGCATATTGAGTTGTAGGAGCATTACTCATAAAAGATGCTGTTGTACTTCCTAGTTCAAGATGTGTGTCTGAGCCGATGCCAATATCTAGTCCGATATCATTATTAAAAACATCTAATTTATTAGTGTGTTTTACATAACCGTTAAATATTTTAAAGTCAACAGAATTTACTGATTGACCTGCAATTTCAGATGGTATGCCTGTTGCTGTTGTAGAACCTTCTATACTAAATTTAATTGTTAACCACCTCATTGTGTTAGTATTGAAAGATAATTTATCAATAATATGTATAGGCGGAAAAGGAGCAGTTAAACTTAAAGAATCTTTGTACGAAGATAAAAAACTACCTAGATTGTCTGCTTTTACGTGTGTTTCTACTACTGCTGAAAAGTCAAATATTCCTACACCAACTGTATTAGGTGTTGTTTTAAATGTACCCACTAAGTTTGCTGTTGCTGTTGAGGGTGTTGAGTTACTAATATATACTTCTGCAATAAACTTAACGTTGAAGTAAGTAGATACAACAGAAGCGTTTGTTAGTGTAAATATTATGTCCTGACCTACGGGTAGTGGATTATATAGAGGTTCTTGTGTGATTGTTGTAGCCATATCTTATTTTGTAAAAGTTGTTATGTAACTTTGTATATCTTGTTTAAATATTTTTAAAAAGTCGTGTTGCAATTTGTCGTACCATAAGCCCAAAGGTTTTTGAAAGAAAGCTAAACTTTTAATACCTCTGACTTTAATCTTATGACTTATATAAATAGCTAGTCCTGATATATATCTTCCTGTATCTTTGTCTCTACCTCTACCCATTCCTTTAGGCTTTATTCCTTTTCTTTTAATCCATTTAGACAGTATGCTAATTGGAGGACCTTTAGTAGTATAACTATAAGGACTTGACATTCCTCTTCCTTTATAGTCTTTAAAAGATTGCTTCTTTTTATTTCCAGAAACTCCTTTATCTAAAAAAGTACCATAATCGTCCATATAGAATTTAGTGCTAAAGCCTGTTGCTGTTTTCTCAACTTTAAATCTAATTGACTTTCCTAAAGCAGTACTGCCTTTTTCTGAATGCAGTAATCTTTTAGAATCATCAACTACATTCTGTCCAAAAGAATTTAGATAATTTTCTATATTTTTAGTGTCCATTATACAAGTGCTGCAAACACTTCTACTTGAACATCAGTTGAAGCTGAAGGTTTTACTTCCACAGTAACTAAATCTTCTAATGTAGGGAAAGCAGGACTAGCATCTTCTTCTCCTATTAGTGCTTCTTCTGCTTGAAATAAGATATGAGAACCACCTGCTCTTACAGTAACTTGATAATTTGTAGCGGCTGTAACTAATGCTAATTTTATATCTTGATCTGTACTTAAATTTGTTACTCTCAAATATTTACAGTTTTCTACATCTAAAGCACCATCTGCACTATGAGGTGTTGAGCCAAATACTGCTACTGTTGTTACATTAGAATGCGCACAAGTTAGTATTCTTTCAAATACATCTACTATTCCTGCTGTTGTTATTGTATTACTAGAACCACGTATGCTTCCATTAAGGACGACGTTCTCTGTAATTGTTGTTGTTAAATCTGCCATATTTATAATTTTATTGTTATTTTAAAAAAACCTATTTCTATTCTATATTTACCTATCTTAAATTTCATTATTCTCCTGATCCACCTGCTGCTGCTGGTATTGTACAAGCATTAAAGTCATTAGCTACTAATACGCTTAATGAGAACACCCACCCTGTCAATAGATTATCAAATCTTTCTGTAAAAGGTTCTAGTGTTTGTTGTCCATCTGCAAAATAGACAGGAGCATTAATATCATCTACATTCTGAGTTGATTGGTGTTCACTATGTCTTAACATTGAGATAATATCTACTGATATTTGTAGACATTGACTTAATACTTCTTGTTCATTACTTAGATTATTAGCTGACTGAAAATTAGACTCTGTCCAATCAGACTTCTCAGATACTAAATCAGCTATAAAGATTTGAAAGTTATAAGTTAAACCAAAGTCTCCTGTTGTTACGTTAACAGGATTGATGTGCATTAAAGCAAACTTCTCCATCTTCTCAAGATTTAGGCTAAAAATATCTCCTGTCGTAACTGTTGCTATTTGGTCGTGTTGATTACCAATATTCTTTAGCGTATTTATTACATTGTTATAAGTCTTATTTGCTATCATAATCTCTTTTTACTTTATTACTTTCGTTTAAATCTGTTTCATAACTTAACCAAGTTAAGCACTCTAATAATTGTAATTCTGTTATTCTTTCTAAGTTTACTATTTCTCCATTTGTTAATCTATACATCACTCCGAACCACCCCCACTTTTCGGCAAAGGATTCGCTGACAATTGCAGATTCATTTCCTTCAGCCTGTCCATCAAATATAATTGCAAAATCGTTGACAACTCTTTCCCTAAAGCAAAAAAAAACCGTAAAGCACTTTCTACTTGTTCTGCTGCCATCTTCTTCATTTCTTCTGCCCTTATCCGTATATTACCGTCATAGGCTTCAATAGTATAAACATCATTTTTCTTTTCTACTATTGGTCTGTAAAGTATTGCCATTACTTCAGGCATATTGTTTTCTATTCCATTCTTTAGCATAGTCTCTATGTCTGCATATTCTCCAAGTGTTATACTATCTAAATCAGGGTGGAATCCATACTCTTTTCCTTCTACCTTAATTATATTTTTTAAAGAACTATCTTGCTTCTGTTGTAACTCTGCAATCTTACTCATTATGATTGCTACATCTCTAATGCTAAGTGCTTTAACTAAGTCTCTTGGAATATTAGACAACATTGTTATAGTGTCTTCTGCTTCCTTTGTTTTGCTTTCAGTTTCTACTTCTACAAGTTTTAACCACTTTTCAAGCGTAACGTCTTCCCAGCTACTTATTAAATTGTACTCCTTAGCCTTACCTTCTTTTTTAATTTTTATTTTCATAGTATTCCTGTTATATAATAGAAAAAGTTAATATTTAGTTTACTGCACATAATACTTACCAAAATTACTATCTATCTCATAAAACATTCTCATAGCTAAAGCATCTGAGTAATCAGGCGAACGACCTAATATAGACTTAACTGTGTCCTTTTGTATTATTTGCAATTTGTTATCTTTGTCTGCATCTTTTGTTCTTACTTGTTCGCATTCTTCTATTATGTAATTCTTTACATTAACATCAGAACAACTTATACCTATTTGACCTTTGTTAATTAGATCAGCTAATTTATAATAGCATTGTGTTTTTAAGTTTTGATAGTTTTCATTTTTTAAAGCCCTTGCATTATTTACAAAACCCTTGCATCTTAGGTAGTCTTTAACACCACCACCAACACCATCTTCGTCAACTATGATATTAGTTAGATTTACTTGATTCTCTTGTTGTAGCTTCTTAATCTCGTCCACAACATCATTTATAGCGCTTTTAAGCAACGTTCTTACATATTTAAGGTGTAACCCTTGCCAAAGCATTATAACTGTCTTATCAGCCCCAAAACGTGCAACATCACAAGTTATGTATTTATCGCCATCTATTCCTTGTTGGTTAAATAGACTAAGTATTGCATCATATTCTATTAGGCTATCATTAGTAACATCATATTCCCAATTACCATATAAAAGCCTTTGTTTGCTTAATTCGTCTAATTCAAATAACTGCTTTTCGTAATGTTGTGATATATAAGTGTTATCGCCTACCAAACTTTGTATAAACTTTCTGTAAGGTTTTATAGTGTTATCTTTTGAGGGTCTGTAATATTCAGAGTAAACCCAATTCTTAGCAGGATTACAAGTCATTAGCATTTTAGGTATAAGACCATTTTCATCTAACTTATATCTAAGTCTGGAAGCTACTACGTTCTTAGCCTTTTCTGTTATCTGATTTGCTTCGTCTATAAAAGCACCTGTTATCTCTAAAGAACCTAAGCTATCAAAGTTTCTATCACTTGGATATAAGAACAAGTCTTTAAGTATTATCTCAGAGCCATTGTAAAATGTTATAACATTACTTGATCCATTAAACGTATAATCTTTAATAGCTTTTAGATTCCAAGCTGTACATACTTCAAAGAATGTGTTAAGTGTTGTCTTTTTTAAAGCATCAAGCTTTGACCTACCCATTAAATACCTAGTCTTAGGATATTCAAGACACATACTTATTAAGTAACTAACACCCACCCAAGACTTGC